TTACATGTGTTTAACGATAGCGTCGCCAAACTCTGAACATTTCAGCAGCTTAGCGCCTTCCATCAGGCGTTCGAAGTCATAGGTCACAGTCTTGGCAGCGATTGCGCCTTCCATGCCCTTAACAATCAGGTCAGCCGCTTCGAACCAGCCCATGTGACGCAGCATCACATACCATGTGAAAATTAACATGCTGAATTATATAAACAAAGAGCACTATTTTAGATTTCGGTATATCAAGTGAATCGCGTCTAACGCGCCTTTATTCATAGTGGTTTCAGTTGAGTTTTGCAGAACGAACCGTCCAGCATCAAATCAGTCAACCGGCACAAACTGGTGACCGGTCATTATTATTTTTCGCGAACTAATGCAGCAGCATCTCGCAATACGCCCTTGTACAGCGCGTATTACCGACAATCTTGCGTTTTCCTTCAAGGATTCCAGCGATATTTGCACGGTTAACATCCATACCCTGCGCGATCAGATCGATCACAGCCGCGCCTATCTCATTGGCCATAAAGACTGCTCGTTCTTCATCTAGCTGCATGGTGTACCACCTTTTGTCGTTAATGAAATCCCACCATACCAAGTAACTATGTTAAGTAACACTTCAAAAAGCAAGGTCATTTAGCATACAATGGCACCGTATAACATAGGAAAACATCTAAATTATGATACGGAAATTTATTTCTTATGCGTCGGGTTGGCGCGCAGGCACAGCAGAAGAATATAGAACATGTTATAGCCTTTATGGCGGTAGTTTTGTGACCCACCCAGACGTCCTATCTTTTATGCAACGTCAACTTAACATACACCATAAATACTACATCAAACGCGATAGCAACGGTTCGCTACTCGGCGGTATGTGCACGAACGGAAGTAAAGAGATCGCTATAGTCGGTCGTAAGTCGAAGAACATCGGGATTGATATGTTCCCGTTCAACAAGGACGAAATGATTTTACCAATTAGCAACCGTGTTAAAACAGTGATCCCTTATCGCTCAAAAATCCTATCGGCCATTAACGGGCGCTCTACGTTAAACTCCACGTTCTCACTGAACAGTCAGCGTGAAATATGCCTGGCTAAAACCTGTGGCAAAGGTGGATATTCGTCATCGACAAAAAACAGCCGCAACCGTGAATTAAAAAAATTCCTGAACTCAGGCGGTGAAGTAGTAGATCAGACGTTACTAACCCCGATTCAACTCGTCGATATTTACTTTGAATTGTACGCAAAGCGCTGGGGGGAAGAACCCGGCAACAAACACCAAATGATAGAAATGATAACGTCACTGCGTGAGATGATTTTCGGCTATGTTCTGTTCTATAACGGCCAGCCGTGCGCTTTCCAGCTAATTACTCGCGCAGACAGTCCAGAGTGGATTTGCTTTGATTATGTGAATGGAGGATATGACCGCGAACATAACGGATTTTGTCCTGGGACAATCGTCACATGGTTAAACGTTCGGGCTGCATACGAGTTATGCGAACGGGAGGGAAAGGAGATGCGCTACTCCTTCGGTAAGCCGACGGAGGCGTATAAAGATAGGTGGTGTCAACGCGCGCCGCTGGGGCGCACGCTGTCGATTTAAACAGATAAGCCGGCCTTTCCCGGCTTTTATCATTTCGCGTCTGGTGGAGTCGGCCACACGATTTTTTCAGGATCCTCATCGTCGCTGATCTCTTCAACTTCGTTAACGTAGTCCATCCAGACGCGCAATTTAGCTTTTTCCTCATCGGTAGCCATACCCAATAACAACTTGCTGCTAAGGGTTTGCGTCACCTGGTTAACGCGCGTAATTAGGCGCTCTTTCTCGCCCTGAACCATCTTGCGTTTCTCAGTCTGGCTGTATACGCGCTTAACAACCTTTCCATCGCGGTATGCCCATGTCATATCGTTACACGCTTCCGGCGGTACCTCGCTTATCGCCACCTCGGCCACTGAGAACCCCGGAGGGAAAATTGCTGTAACGTCTATAGACATGCAGACGATAACACCCTTGTCGTCATACATAACCTTCAACGTTTCGTCGCTAAAATCGGCCTGGCAATCGTACCAATCGCGCCCGGTTTCATCGCGGGCATAAAGAATGTCCGGCCTGTATTCCGCGTCCTCTTCTTCGCTGGCTTTAAATTCCGGTTTGTATGTCGTGAAGTTTCTGTAATTAACCATAATTAAGAAGTTCCTATATTCCGCCAAGAGCCATTAATTAAAACTTGAACATATGAATATGAGCCCCAAATAGATGGATCATAGTTAGCACCTGACATACCGGTAAACACACAACCATCAGGAGCCCTGACCTGGCCGCCGGTATCAGGCTGGTTGATTCGTCCGGTAAGCCTGACGTTTTGCACAAGGTTCTGATAGGCCCAGTTTTGCGCGTTGTTTTGTGCGTTAGAAATATTTTGATTCAGCCAGTTACTGAGATACCCTCCCCAAATGGAGCCAGAAAGATTCCCATCTTGATAAAGTTTACCTCCACTGCCTCCCCCAGCGCATACAGTAGCCCCGGCACTGAATGAGCCATCATTACTAAATTCATACCAGCCATCCGCACCACCATTTGCGACGTGAATACCTAAGAAGTGGTGCTGGCCAATGCGCTCAGCCTGATATATATCAACAAACAAATTTCCTGCGCCTTGAATCCGCATGCCGTTAGTTTGCCGATAGTTATTCACGGGGTCCTGTAACCCCTGCTTCACAATAAAATCCAGGCCTTTAATGTAGAGCGTTCTACCAACAGTTACATCATTTCCTGTGTCTAACCCATCCGTGACTGTTAGCCAATTTATCGTGTCGCCAGTCTTATAAATAAAACGACCATCTGCCTCTTGTTTTGTATAGGAATTTATATCAGCGGCAGTGGGTTTATGGGCCTCTGAGTAGAACTCTACCCATGTAGACCACCCAGCCGCGTTACCAGAGTATGTGCGGTGAAATGTTCTGTTTTTCAGCGTTCCGGAAGTACCATAACCCTCTGCAATTTGAACAATTCGAAACGGATCGCCCGCCGATTTTGAGTCCCATGTTCGAACTGATAAAAACCAAACACTTGAATCATTTAATGGGGTATTAGTAGAGTCTCGAACAACATAGAAACCGAATGTACTCAGCGTATTTAGGTCAACACCAGACAGCGAAGTCAGGGAGGGAGCCAAGCCAAAGCCGCCCACCCCTATCACATTGCCCGTAGAAGTCCCAATATCGGCATCAGCAGCCGTGCCCAGTTTTACGTTTCCTGCTGCATCTGGGGTATGTGAATTAACAGTCAAAACCGCCCCAACATTTGTTGTTGGGTTTAGCACAACGAATCGCCCCTGATCAGCATTGAACACCACCAGGAAAGGATTTTTTGCAACGATATCCCCCACACGTAATGCCGTGTTGCTGCCCTTCACCAGCGGATAAGTCCCCATTACACGGCCGCCCATAGTCAACTGCAGTGTGCTGGCACCGGTATTGTTCAGGATAGGGTAAATGAGGAGCGGCGTTTTTAATGCCCAGTCCGTCGATCCATTCAGGAAAAATGTCGCCGGCAGCGCCAGCGTTAACCCGTTCGCCGTACCGCCGGCCACCGCCGACGTGTAATGGCCACTTTGCAGTTGCTCTATCTGCACGAACTGATTTTCTGAACCCCTTGTCGCAAAGTTGGCGATCACATCGTTCAGGGACCAGCCTTTAGCCGCGGTACCCTCCTGGCCACGCACAACTGTCAGCATATCGTTGTTGACGGCAGTAAGGTGGCAAACTTCGAACACGGTTTCTTTCGCATCCGTCAATGTGATTTTCGCGTAGGTCTTGAGGAGGTTTGAGTCGTTGGCATAATCGTAAGTGAGCAGACCGGCGAACAACGCGCCTGCGCCAGGCATCACCTGTATCGTGGTCTGGGTCGCCGTAATATCTGCTGCCAACGACGACACGACGTTGTTTCCAAATCCAATAATCATGGTTCAACCACCGTTACAGAGTAGGTATAAACAAAGGGGAGCTTGACCAGAGACTGGCTGATCGCATCTTTCAGGAAATAGCCAACGCCATCGCCATAATCGGGGATCGTGATAGTGAACACGCCGTTATTGACCGTTACGCTGATATCGAAGGTGCTTTGCAACGGCGGATCGATGCCATTCGTGCCATGAATAAATCGCGCCAGGCGGCGCTTGAGCCAGTCGATACAAAAGTGCGAGCCGTCACCTTTATAAAAATTCCAGGTCAGGATCCGTTTAAAATAATCATCGGGCACGTATGACGCCGAGCCCGGTACGTAATTTTTCAGGCCGGCATACGGAATGGCGTTGTACTCGATGGTGTTGTAGGCACCACGAGCGATCGCATCCTCAGATATTTGCAGTAATGGCCGCCCTTCCCCGTAAATGCCGAGCGCTATCCAGTCCAGCAGATCCCCCGTGATGGAGGGAGAAGTCCAGCACGGCAAATTAAGCGCATTGAGATAGTCAAGATACCCCTGCGCCAACGCGTTATAGGCGGTGAAGAACGCGACAATGTTGGGGTCGGCGTTATATTGCGTATACGGATAAGCAGGAATGATTTTCTCAATTAGAGCTTGCATATTGCTTCACCTGTATTTGCGCCGCCGAGGTGGAGAAATAGGCGTAGGTGTCGCCATAAACCAGGCTTGACTCCGGTGCCGGTGGTTTAATTGCGCCGTTGATCCCGATTTGCACCTGGATCATGGACAGCAGCGACGCGGCAACGAGTCCCTCAACCGATTTCAGAAAAATGTCCTGTATCTGGAAAATGTTTATCGGCTGGCCAACGGCGATAGCGTTAACGTAATCGGCGATATTCTGCTGCACCGCTTTTGCAACACCGGCCGGATCGATGTAGGTCGTTGACGCTGAGTTCCAGGTGATCAGCACCACCACATTTTGCGACGATGGCACCACGAAAGGCAGTTGGTAGACGTCGGGGTAGACCGTTACCGGTATGGTTTTCTTTTCCACTTCTGCACCCGATGGATTCGATACATCGTTGGTTAAAATGGAAATATCCGGTACAGCTTTATAAATCGCATAGGCAACTTCGTAAGGATCCCCGCCACCGACGACGGCAACCCATTTTCCGAGCGTCGCCTGGCGGAACGAAATCAGGTTTTCCTGTACGCCAGCTACTTTTTGCAGGGATGATCGGTAGCAATCCGGCGTGCCTTGCACCCCAAACATACCGGAGCGCATCACCTGCCCGCGATACGATGCCAGGCTTTGCTCGTCTGTTCCCGGTAAGCCGGCGGTCAGGTTGGTACAGGTCACCTGGTAAGATTCCGGCACAGAGGTTTTCACCTGGTTAACCGTCCCTGCCGGCACCGCCCATATCCCTCCAGTCGTAGCCAGACAGTACACAGGCTCGGTCTGACCGCTGGCGGGGATCACCGTGTCCCGTCTGACGGTATACAAATAGGTACCATCCCCTACGGTAAACCCCTTCGGTATGCCAAAACCGGGCGGCCCTGAAAATACGACATACACCGACGTGTTCGTGCCTTCACCTTGCGGCACGCCGTAGATGGCCCCCTGTTGCTTCAGCAGGTGAACGTTCGCACCGTAAGGACTGCATGAGTTAATCAAATCAACCCGCGCCTGGTCGCAAACCAGCAGCGCACCAACGCTGGTGCTGACCATGTCTTCAATCAATGAGCCCGGTAAATCGGTCGTGATCCCTGGTGAAAGCCGCGTCGCCGTTTCTATAACCTGCTGCCGCAGCTCTTCCGCCGTTTTTGCGACGGGGCCGGTAATATCATAAATAACGGGTAAATCACTCATACATACACCTTCGCCACTATTTTCGAACCCGAGTTGGTGATAACCGAAATGTCGTAAACCGGAGGATCAACCTCGGTAAGTGCAATCTGGAGAGAGGAAAAATAGCCACTGAACTGCTGCTGTAGCCTGTTCACGTAAAATGTGGGGATAATCTGCTGGATCACCGAGCCGTTAGCCGGAATGCCATGGTTCGCAAAGAACGGCGATTCTTGCGGTGCAAGCTTGAGATTTTGCACCAGCGTAGTGAGATAAATCGCGTCGTTGAAACCATTTGCGTCGGTCGTGATCGTGACCCATTTGCCGGATTCATCCTGCCCGTAAGATCTCATTCGGTGATACTCCCATCGAAACGTGTTGTCGGCCCTCCGGTGTCTTGCCCATCGTTGCCGTTACTGTGCTGATGGGAATTCACCCAGGCAAGCAACTGCTGCCAGCCTTCATGCATAATGGCCGGGCTGGTACTGGCCTGCCCATCCGCCAGGGTTCCGCTCTGCCCGGTCAGCGACCATGAGCCATTTGTCAGCGTCAGCACAGTACTGCCCACCGTGACCTTGAACTGATCAGGTGTGGCAATCGTGATGCTCTCCGGCGTTAGCAGGAACGTCGTCTTGCTGCCGGCATCGCGTATCGTGACGCCTTCCGGGCCATACAACGTGAGCACTTGCCCGTCGACGTTCTCCCATTCCGTGTGACTGATCGGCAAAAACACTAGCGCGCTGAGATTAGCCGGCGGCGTGAGGTCGGCGGTGCCGCCACCCTGTCCGCTGGCACCGCCCAGATAGGTATCTGCTGGGATGACGATCCCCCGGTCCCCAGGCTGCATGGGATAGCGGATATACTGCGGCCCAAATAAAGGGAGGGTTACCTGCGGCAACATGAAAGGAATATCGCGCAGCAGGAAGGACACCGTAACCATATTCCCCGCTCTGCTGACCACCGAGGCCGGCAGCACCTTGCCGGCCATCTGCATGGCGTCCGCGATTTTTTGGTCGGCGAACCGATGCATGTTGCCGGCGAAACTCTGCTTTTTTTCAATACTCATGTTGCAGCCATTCCCCCTGTCGGATGGGCCTCAAGCACCGTCACCCAACTGTTAGCGTCCGGCTGTCGACTGTTGCCAAGGAGCCGCACAGAAGAAACCAGAAAGTCACCGGTAAAGGCGGCGTCATCTCGGAATTGGGAATAGGATGAAGCCTGTAGCATCGGCCGAGAATCCTTAGGCATTCGGATATAATCCCCCACTTGAATGTCGCTGCGCATGACGCAAGGAATACTGACCGTGCCGAATTGCACCCACGTTGGTTGACCGATCAAGTCGGTAAACGCTATCTGGACCGGATTTTTGTTGCGGTAACTGGCGCTTTTTTTCGCGTCCTTGTCGATATGGCTTTCAAAATCATTATCGAAAACGCGGATCTCCTTACCATTCACTACCGTTATTTCGACACCTGAATATTTATCGTCCCTGATAATATTTCTGCTCAGCGATTTTAATTTCGTCGCCAGTTCTGAGAGGCTGCCGCAAAACATGCTGCTGTCGTAGTTATTCACCAGGCGGTCACTGATGCTTATCGAGAAACGGTAATCTCCACCCATGTTCTGAAAGCATTGCGTCAACGCAACAGAAAGCTTTATTCCCTTATTCCACGGAAGCGTTAAATTGATCGGCGCTAAAGGGGCTGGGTTCACCGCCGATACGGCTCCCGCAGTGACAATGAGATCCGTCCGTAATTCGGTACCTTGCCAGTTCCCCAGCACCTGCCACACCGTCCCCTCCAATACCAGTCCTTGCTGAGCAGGCTTCGCCAACGGCAATCCCTTGGACATGCCCACCCACATTTTTATCGTCATGCCAAACATGTTTTGCCTGGCTTGCTGCATGTCCTTCGGTCCGATCCCCCAAATAGTAATCTGACTTTGCCCCTTCGGCGTAGATTCCCCAAAGCGTTGAATATCAAATTCAATCATTAAATTACCGGGATTAAAGACACCATTTTTCAGACTGGAATATTGCTTGAAGAGTTTTCCGGGATTACCGTCTTTATCAGGTGGGGTAAATATCTGAATATCGTAATACCGCATCAGTTGATTACCTCTATTTGCCCCGAGGAGTATCGCCACACCATTGTCGTGGCGGTGAATGCCCCGATAAGCAAGTTAATGTCGTACCCCATCGGCGAATCGATCATCGGCATGGTTAATAGGCGATTCCCTGAGTTGTCCGTAATATTGAGATACCAGCGTTGCGCGGCAATATTCCATTTGGTCTGGCAGTTGTATACCTCACCGTCAAGCATTGGCGTAAAAATCATGCTTTTCTGCTCATTCCCGGAAAACGGATAAAGTGTTGTGCTCATAAATTAAACGCCCCGCTTAATTTACCGATAAGCCCGGTTACCGCATCCGATACGCTGCTGCCCAACGAAGTATTCCCGAGCGCGGAAACCGTATTGGTCCAGGCGCTTTCCGTAGTTTTATCGCCATTATCAATCTTGCTCAAATAGCTATTAATCGCCTGCTCCGCGCCGGTTTCGGTAATCAGCGGCTGTTCAAAGTCCCACAACCATTGACGCTGCGGTAGCGGATCATTCGACCCCGTGACGTCTCGAACGGTGCGCAGGATGCAGCCGCTATAAATCAGCGACGGCGTGGCCACAACAAACGTGCCGCCAAGGTTGGCGTGCGCCTGCAGGACGGCCTGCAATGCGCTGAGCGTGACCAGCTTTGTCAACGCGCCGGTGTTTTCATTCACCGGTGCATCCATCAGCATGGGAATGCGCAACGGTTGCGCCAGCAGTGCGTTAGCGGCGACAGCCTGATTAGCAAAGGGGTAGCGACCGATATCGTAATCCACCATGCTGGAACCCTGTGCGGCGCGCCAGTGGCAGAAATATTTATCCAGGTCAGTCAAATTTACCGCGCCGCCCATCAGGTTGCTGACAAAACTGGCGCTCTGTGTCAGCGCAACGATCGGCAGCATCCCTCCGGGGATACTCTGCGCAACCCCGTCGCAAAGGATCACCGGTGAGATTTCAAACCCCAATTTGTAAAGTTCGCGGGTAAATGCCATTAACCAAATCCTCCGAGTTGCGTGCTCGAGACAATCGCGCTGCCGCCGGTGTTGTTGTACACAACCACACCCGAGCTGCCGCCCCTGCGCTGGTTATCCAAGATTTGCTGTAATATCTGGTCGGTTTTGCTAGAAGACTGCTGAGTGAGTTGCTGCTGCGGATTGCTTTGTGTAGATCCCGGCGCGCCTGATCCGTAGAGCTTTATGAACTGCTCTCGAACCCGTCCTGGGTATTCACGATTCTCCTTGCTGCCGCGATTCTTGCCGCCGTTATACCAGCGCAGCATTTCTTCAACATCACCGCCAGCCTGATTTTTCGCCCACTTCATTACCCTGGCACCGGCCATAATATTGTCGCGGGGGTTGTAAGGATCCTCACCGGGTTTAAAGTTGAAGGGCATCACCTGCATCAAGCCTTGCGCGCCCGCTTTGCTGACAGCATGTGTATTCCATGATGACTCTGCACCCGTTACAGCTTTAAGCAACTTGGGATCTAATCCGTATTTTTTGGCTGCCTCTTCAAAATACCCATCGTAATCAGACGGTACCGCGGCTGATGATCGCCTATTACCTGATTGAGCATGTTGCTCAGGTTGATTCCATTTATTGTTTAAAATGCCATCATTGCCGGCGCGTAATTTCCACCAAGGCTGATTTCCATCACTACCGGAGGAACTGCCATCACTGGAGAAAAATCCCTTTGCCCCTTTCAACCATCCCCACACGCGAGGATCATCATCGCTGCCCGGCGTATAACTCTCCCCTGTCTGCGGATTGATCTGCTTCTCATCACTGAGAATTGTCGAGTTGGACTTAACATCATCCAATGTAATGTCGGTTTTTCCGGTAACCCAATCGATCACCTTGCCAATAACCCGCGCCAGCCTTTCAACACCGGTCATAAACGACTCAACGTCACTTTTGAAATCCGGGGATACCAGGTAGTTACCGAACCGTCGGATACCATCTGCCAGTCCATCAAGCCATTTACCCAGTTCAGGTGATTTAAGGACGGTATCCACTGCCTCTGAAAATGCATCTGACAGCTTTCCTAACTCGGGAGCCAATGGCGCGAGCCCACGAATAAAGGTGTTTTCAATACTGACCTTGCTGCGATCCAACTGAATATTAAAATCCTGCCATTGTTTCAGTTGCTGGTCGGTCACCTGCAGGCGTTGTGTGTCTTTCTGGGCCTGCTTCGTCATCGCGTCGATTTCAGCATCGCTCATTTTTTTAAAGCGGTTGAGATCGTCAAGTGTGAAGTAGTTGGTTAGGCCGTAGGCCTCGGCTCCCTGCTGCGAGCTACCATTGCGCACAAAAATATCGCGTGCGCTTTTGATCATCTGCGGCAACAGTTTCGCCGGATCCTGATCGGGGTTATCAATCCCCATCGCCTTAAACTGCCAGCGCTTGCTCAGGTCCAGTTGGCTGTCACGAATGGCACCCAAGGTGCCGACAGGGTTGCCGAGCACCTTTTGGTAATTCACCGCGCTGGAGTTAAGGCCTCCGGCGGTAGTACCTAACCCCATTGCAGTGAACCGCTGCGCAGAAGCCGAACCAGCCAGGCGATTCATCCCCCACAAGCCACCGGCCCCGGCCAACCCAGAAAACAGCCCCAGCACAGTCCCCCACGAGAGCAAACTCGTTGTGGCGTTTTTAATGTGGCCGGCCAGCTCTTTGGCATCCTTGCTGGCTTTACTCAGGAATTTACTGGCACCACGATTTTTTTTGTTAAATTCAGACTGCGTTTTATTGGCTTTCTCAAGGTTTCCATTCAAACGGTCAAGGCCATCATTGACAGAGGCGATGGCTGCCACCCCTTCATTGAACGACTGGGTGATCGCCTCCGTGCTTCCCAGCACCTTCTCAGTCTGTTTGGCAGAATCCCCGATGCCCTGAGCTGCGCCGCGCCATTGCTCAGGCAGACCTTCAAGCGCTTTCTGGTACTCATTGAATTTTTCGAGGAACGCCTGAAACTTCTCGTCCTGAACATCAATTTCAACAACGGATTTAGCTGCCATTGAAATAGCCCTTCTGTCTTATTTCTTCCAGAATGAACCGCTGCCGGAAATGGAGCGGGCTTTTGTAGTTGCCGCAATCCAATTCCCGACAGAGTTCGCTGAACCCCTCACAGGAGGCCCAGGTCAGGAGGGAATGTACGACAGTTCCTGCGGGGCTGGCGGGGTCGGGGTATCGGTATCCGTTTTCGACGTCGGTAAAGAATCGCGAAACGCCGTAGCACTCAATGAGACGAGTTGCCCACTGTACATATCGAGCGCTTTCCCCACAGTCCCCGCTATCAAGTTGGCTTTCTGAATGGCAGAGGCGACCATAAAAAACACCACTTCGCCCTCAACTTCACGGTATTCGTCCGGAGAAATAACCGCCTGCTTAAATGCCGTTTCAAGCGGCACAGGACGCCATACGCCGTTATCATTGAAAATTACTGTCGTCAGTCGTTGAATGTCGTCAACGAGGGTCGGTTCACCCGCCGGGACGCCCCCAGTATCCTGCCGTGCCTTGAGAATATTACGCAGCATCATCGCGGCCACACGCGGCGCGCCCGTCGCCCCCACAGATGTGAAGAAGTTATGGAACATATTCCCCAGCATCACGCAGTTTTCCTGCACCACTTCATACGGGAACGGCACAACGTGCAGGTAGACCAGCGATCCGTCGTCGCGCGTGATCGTGCTGACGAAATTCAGTTTTTTATCAATTTTCATACCCATCAATCCCACATCTTGTCGTTGGTGGTGAGGTAGCCGGAAATTGTCGCAACAAAGCCGGCATCCGTACCGTTGAGGGTGATTTCGTTAAAATTCACCAGGTAGCAGTTCAGGATGGTGTAGTTGCCGAAGGTGGTCGCATCCGGTGTAACCACCACCTCCCCCAATGCGGTATCGGAGGCAAATTGCCGCTGATAACTGGCAGCAAGCCCCTGCGTTTTCAGCAAATGTACCGTCAAGGTCACCTGCTGGTAAGGTGCCTGGCTGCCCACGGTACCGGTCATCGTGGGGATAATGTCAGTGGCGACGGTATCCGGCCGCATGCTGATCCCCTCTTTGCCCAGGAATGACGCCGTGACGTTTAGCGCCGGATTGTCGGTAATACTGACCGCGCCCCGAACGCGGTTAAGGAATCCCTGCGGAACTAATGGATTTGGCATTTATTACGCCCCCACAAAATTGGTTACGTTGAGGTTGAAGGTAATGGACTCAAAGCCGCGTTTCGGCGTGACAACCGCACTCAGGCCGCTGTATTTCCCATCGGCGTAATCGGATTGATTCAGGCTGGTGTAGTTGGCAAACGGTACGGCGTTGATCACCGCGCTGCCGGCATAGGCACCTTTTTCGTATTGTTCGTTAAAGGCATCCTGGTTGAGTTTCGTGTCGATCACCTGACCGAGGATCAGCCCGTAGCTGATGCCAGAACGCAGCGTTTTTAATCCGCGGCGCTGCAAGCGGTCGATGCCGTTCTGCTCGTAGTAGAGCGGATTGACGGTGGTGTTAGAGCCGTTAATGATCTCATTGGCCAGATCCATCTCCAGATTGATAGCGCACCAGGCCACTGCATACCAGTAGTTGAACGGCATGCCATCCAGCATATGGCCGGCGACCAGCATCTTGTTGCTTAAACCACCCTCGGCAGCCGTGCCGATGTAGTTGATGTTGCTGTCCTGCAGGGCTTTCAGCAACTTGCCGTTCCCTGAAGGCGGGTAATCCGTCACGCCATACATGAAGCGGAACGCCATCGGCGGCACCATATTCGACGAGCTGGGATCGTTGGCCAGCGAAGACTGGAACGGTGCCGCCATAGAGAACTCGGTGGCGCCAATGCCTGGAGCTTCAACGCCGGCGAAAACATTCGGGTATTTCCCCGACGCCCACGCTTCATAGGTGGCAATGGTGGTGGTGACAAAAAACTTCACCAGCGCACCGGGCGAGGTGTAGCTGTTCGCCAGCGTCTTGAACGAGGCCTCTTCGTCCCATTCGCGGGGAACAAGGTAGGAGAAGAATTTTTGATAGGTGTTACCCAGCGAAATATCTTCGTCGATAAACTTGCTTAATGCCGTGACAGCCGCCGATGCACTCATTTCGCCCAATTCCAACACATAAACCGCTCGGCTGGTTCCCTGCGCCCAGTAGGTAGTATTCATCTGCTGGATTTCACCGGCCGCCACCGAAAGCACGGTCCCCATCGTTGTTGCGGTACCCGGATCTGTGCTCAGCGCATAGGTAAACGCCTTGTCACCGGTCACCGTGGCGGTATGCGCACCGTTGTACCCCTCAGGTGCCGCACCGGAAATCACCACAGGCACCTTATCCCCGTTGGCCCAGCCATGCGCTTCGGATAGCGTCACCGTAACGATATTTGCCGCCCAGGCGATTGCCGTCATCGTTTTCGCCGACGCGACAATCGTTTTCAGGTCATCTTTTGACGTCAACAACTCATAACTGCCTGGTGCCAACGTCGTCCCCCCGACAGAGACCAGCGCGCCAGATTTCAGCAGCTGGGTCGGCTTCGGTGGGTTGGTGACCGATACATTAATATTCACAATGGCCATTTAATTATTTCTCCACATAAATGGACGGGATGGCAGACGTGATCAGCTGGCGGGCGACATTCCTCATCCGCTGCTGATAGTAATTGACGCGAAATTTAATCTTCTTCCGCATGGCGATGATGTTGAGCTCGTTTTGCGTCACGCGCTCATCCTGCACCACGGGAATATTCATCACGCCCATCTCGGCATCATCGCTGAGCGTGTATTGCTGGACGTAGCGGAGAAAGTCCTCTACGGATGCATTGCGCAGACCAGTTACCGAGATCGTCACATCCTCGGAAACCAGCTGGTACTGGTTGGATTTTTCATCCAGGTAAAAAGCGCCAGCGACCGGTACCGGGTCACTGCATTTCACCGTGGCATACGGCGGGGCCAGGTTCTGCATTGACAGCATGGCCGGAAACATCGGCATGTACTGGTTCAATGACAGCCAGATCGGCAGTGAACTGGAAACCACCACATCCGCCAGATCGATATCGGCCGGCGAGTTGATGATCTGCGACATCATGTGCGGGTAAATGGCGTGCCCGGTGTAGTGGTAAATATTGGCCGGTTCGTTCAACCCGGAGCGGCGGGAAAATGCAAAACGGATGCCGTAGAACTCGCCGATGTAAAGCACCTCGGAGCCAATATCATTGAAGGGATCGATATCGGCCTGCGCGGTAAACGTCACCACGTTTTTGTCGTAGAGCTGCTCCTCATCCTGAATGCTCTCTGTCGTCAGGTGCAGATACCCTTTCACGTCCTTGGTATCCGGTTCACTGTCCGGATCATCGGTAATAATCGACGCATTTACCCAAAACACGAAACCATCCAGCGGAAGTACTTTCCTGATGTACTTCGTGAAAGTGACCACCTGAAAGCGACTCAAGTCGTCAAGCCCCTGCGTCAGTGTGGCGTTAAGCTCGGTTTTCGCATTCTGCTGCAGTTCACTCAGGGAAGGCATTTAACACCCCGCTTACCCAGGCGCGCATGGCTGCCTGATAATTTCCTGTATCGATAAATGATGCTCGCGGATCGCCTTTCTTGTTTTTGAAGCGCTTCGAGATGCCAAGCAGCGCGCGTCGGGTTGGGACGCCCTGCATACCGTTCATCTCGTCGTTATCCAGAAAGGCCACAAACAAGTCGTGGATCCGCGACATGGATTCTGCAAGCGGATCTCTTGATGGCGGTGCGCCAGCCAACATATTTTCAAGATTTGCGGCGAGGTCTTTACTCATCAGCTCGGCAATGTCATTGCCATACCTATCGAAGAAGGTCTGCATAATCTGGTATTTTTCTTCCAGATATTCAGCAACGTCGCCGGTTGTGGTGTTCTCATCCCCGTAAGGAATATCGATAACACCCAGATGGAAGGTGATCATGACAACCCCCACAGGCTGCCAAATTGCTGGGCAATCATCAGGTAGCGACGCCCCCAAGGGTCCTGAAGCATTTGAAGGTCAGCAAGTGACAAATCTTTGAAGAAGTCAGGAACCAGACGCTGCGCACTGGTTGCGTTGTCTCCGGCTCCGGTAATCACGCCAGCTTTGAAATCATTCAACCCATATTCTTTCCTGAAATCAGAAAACACCGACTCAGTGCCGTAATTGACCAGGAACGACGCCCCGAGGTTGTAAACAGCCACGGTATAGAGGTTCGGCATGACGCACGCGATATCCTGGTTAACCCATTCGACCGCGCCGCCATAAGCCAGGGAAAATGATGGAGAGTCGTCGGGAACCTGCTCAGCAGTTACCTTCATGTCAGTTCGAATGAATTCAATAAATCCCGACAGGCTCGTCGTCATTTTTTCTTGCTCCCGGATTTTTCAGTCACGATGGTTTCGTTAACCACATCTGCGTCTTCGTTGTCATCGCGGCCTTTCGCCTGCTCTGCGCTGACTTCCATCTCACCGGAATAGCCGGTGCCGCTATCGCGCAACGAGCTGTCGAGCGCAGCCACGGATGCCTGGCGACGGTTGTGCGCACCACGTGTCAGATGGATATCGTTATCGCGGATGGTCTTTTCGATAACCGACGCTGAAACTGGCTTATTGATGCTGTAGCAAAGCCCGACAAATGCCTGGCTTTGGTCGATTTTCGTCGAGTCGATCAGTCCATACATCTGGTGATGCTGAATAACTGATTCCACCTCGTCAGTGGAACCGTCGAGCACCATCATCTGGTCTCCGTGGTTAATCGGGATCTGGACAAGCCGACCGGTCTCAAGTTTGCGGTAAGCAAAAATCTGGCGTTGTTTGGTGGTGTTAGCGATAAAGAGTTTCATTGGTTACCTCATAAAAAAGCCCCTGCAGAGTTTCCCCGGCAGAGGCTTAATCACTACAAGAATGGATCAGGCGCTGTACGCCATCGACAAGATGGTGATGGCTTCCGGACGCACTGCCCAGCCTGCGGTAGAACGCATTTCGGACAGAACATCAATCGCGCCACCAGCAATCGGCGTCGGGATTTCACGAGGCGCGGCCATGTCGCAGAACATCAGGGCGTTCGCAGCAAGAGACGGGGTCAACTTGGCGAATTCGTTGGTATTAACAGTCGAGTTAACCATTGGCACCTCGACTTCCGGGATGGTGATAACCACAGCATCAGTACCACCTGCGCCTGCACCGATCAGGGTGTCGTCATACACCCAGTCAACCTGGATGTTTGCGCCCTTCAGAACCTCTTTCACCGTGCCGCCAACGGTATCAGTACCGCCGCCAGGACGCTGGTAAGAAGTCAGCTGAACGATTTGCTGAATCTCCATTGCGCCCAAAATACGCTGAGGACCAAGGATAACGACACGCTGCTGGCGACCTAACTGCATGGTACGGGTCATCGCAGCCTGAACATGGCCCAGCAGATACACAGCCATCTGACCGTGATCATAAGTCAGCACGGTGGCGTTGTTGTTGCTGTCCGGCGGCAGAGACTCGGTGGTCGCACCCGCGGTATTCAGCAGGCCTTCACCACCGGCGGGGTTCATACCGTACAACAAAGCAGAGCGGAGCTGCTGGAAGATACCTTGGCGCATACCGAGGCGCTGGGCCTCCGGCAGAGCAAAGTTCCAGTTACCGGCCGCTGCCATGTCGTGGTGATCGTAGATACCACGGCAGCGGAACAGATAAGTTGGGGTAGAAATCATCTTCGCATCCATCGCCACGCTTGGCAGCTGGTTTCCGTTTCCAGACTGGCTGGAGGTGGATTGGGTACGGATATCCAGTCGGCGCATGTAGACGTACTGGTCGCCAACGCCGAGGCGAACTTGCGGGTTACCGCTGGCGATGGTTTCAAAAGCACCAGACGCCTGCTGATAACCAATGATCATCTCCGGCGCGATATACGACGGATTGACGATGGTGTAGCTGGGGGTAATTGCAGCCATTTAATTCAGCTCCCGATTAAAGTAAGACCAGCGCGCAGCTGTCGGTGTTATTCCAGGTCAGGAAACCCGTCGCGCTGTCATAGCTGACAGTCTTTGAATTTCCTGATTCGATGGCGATCACTTTTACCGGCAGCGTGATGTCGGAAGGTGTTACTGCACCTATAGTGCCTTGCGTAGTAGCCGGGCCTCCCGGTGCTGTTGCTGTGGCATAGGTGAAGGTGGTTGAGTTCGTAACGGAAAGCACAACAACGGTGCCGTTGTACGCTGCCGGCACAACGTCGTTGATTTTCACGTACTGACCAGCGCTCAGGCCGTGAGCTGATGCGGTGGTTGCCGTTGCCACACCCGCGGCATAGGTCACAGCGGTAGTCGCAATATCAGCACCAGCAAAACCGGCCGCAGCCGCGGTGGTGATCTGGTTGTTGACGAAGTCCCAGGCCAATGCCGTTTTAACGGATGCGCCACTGGTGCCCAGCGCAACAACCTGCGCAGACGCTTTCAGCGGAACGCGCATGTTTGAGCCGAGGCGATAGTACGAAACGCTCATACCGGATGCGTACAGTGGCACCGGTGACTGCGGAGTGGTCAGGCCGTTGTGCGCCTGGTTGAATACGGTGAAACCTTCCAACTCAGCGACAGACGCTGCACGGCGGATGTATGAACCACGCGGACTAGACTGCGTGCCTGACAGAAGTTCAGCCACCGGCAGACCGCCCCAGAGCGGTTTAGTTTCAGTTGCCGCCACGGTACCCGCGGCCAGATTAAAGCGGTTAGCCGGGTCATCCAGAGCAATGCCCTGAACATAACCGTCGGACTGCACACCGAAGGAACCCAGCGCATTCGTGGTTGCCATCGGATTAAGAGATAAATTAGCCATGCTTTAGAGCTCCCGTTAAGCCTGGTTGTTGAAACTAGTGACCTGACGTTTACCTGACTGGAACGGAGCCCAGGTAGCAGCAGGATCGCCTTCGAATGTGCTGATCTGGCGGCCTGTTGCATCTGCGCGTTTGATTTCACGCAACATGCCAGGGCCTACAGACAAGCTTGCCGATTTTTGCGCGTCGGCATAAATCTGCTTTTCAGCAAACCCAAGCAGCGCGGAATCAGCGATTGATGACAGGTCGACGGTCTTAAAGTCCGGCGAATGTTCCTGCAATTGGATCATCAGACGGCGACGGTATGCCAGTGGCTTTTCGCCAGACAGCGGGACCGGGGCGCGTTTGCCGAAACTGGAGAAAACGCTATCGGCTTTTACCTGGGCATCGGCGACTTCGTTACGCTCTTCGTCGCTAAGTTCGGAAGGTATACGCGTTTTAAGGTCTGCGATTTGTTGGCGAAGTTCAGAGTCTGCTTTTTCTTTTGCCGCCTTTTCTTCTGCAGCTTCAGCATCAGCTTTCTCTTTGGCCTCCGCGTCAGATTTTTCCTTGGCGGCCTTCTCTTCCGCGTCGGCTTTGGCTTTCGCCTCTTCTGCCGTTTTCTCCTCTGCATCAGCCTTTTCTTTCTTGGCTGCCTCTTCGGCATCCGCTTTTTCCTTGGCCTCTTTTGCCTCAGAATCAGCTTTTGCCATGCGGGCATCGATCGCTTTGTTGATAAGCGCTACGATTTTTTCCTCGTCCATCTTTTCAGCCTCATTTGGAATGGAATCAGATTTAACACCAGTAGGGGATAGGAGCTTGTCCCATACCCCCTGTTCACAAATTGCAACGTGGTCGAGCAATACCGGGGAACCTTCCACCAATAGAGGCTGACCGTCGATTTTGATGATTGAGTCCTGCATTTCGCTATACGTGACGGTTGGCGAGGTGCTTAACTGCCTGGTCGCCATAATTCCGGCGGCTTCGACGTCATACACCCGGGCGATAGCCCAGACCTCGCCATTATCAGCAACCCAACTGTTCGTCAGGGTGCCAATAACACGCTTCGCAAATTCATCGCTATCGAGCTTGTTTTTCTCCGGGTGCAGCCAGATGAGCGGTACACCGGCAACGCGTTGGAGAAACTCAGGGGTGAGATAGTCATCCGGGTTACGGAAGGCCATCTGTTGATCTGCAGAGCGCCAGGTAACCCCTGTTCCGGTCACCCGGATGGCGAACATCCACATGTTGATAAAGTATTGCGGGCTGCTTAATGTCCCATCAGCGATGAGCGTGGCCACTTCGGTTTCATTGAGCGCCTGCTGCGCCAGCATCTCAGCAAAAGGCTGATGAAGCGGTTTAGGCAGATCGTCAATATGGAACCACCCGGCGGCCAGCGATTCGTCGTTAAGCTTCGCTTCGAACTGCTCCGGCACCTCAGCGCGAAACGTCAGGTAATCACCGTAGACGCTATGCGGGTTCAGCGGGCCATCATACTGATAACCCACTTCTTCCAGCACTTCGCGGCGCGCGGCATCAATAGCGAGCTCGCCCGGCTCGACCGAGCCGCCAGGTTGACACCACGTTCCATCATCAGAGCGCTGGATCAGGAAGACGAACTTACCCTGACGGAACATTATCCCGCTGCCAAAAATAGCCACGTTTTAATGCCCCTATGCTGCTTTCATTGACTCCATGAACTTGTGACCCTTCTGGGTCAGCATGTATTCAGGAATACTGCGGATGTTGTAGATGTAGGTCACATAGCACTGGCAGAAAACCTCTTCACCAGGCTGAGTGATTTCATCGAGATACCCGGCAGGACCGGCTTTCACATACCCGTTTTTTTGCGCCCAGTTCCCGCGGATCAGGTAGTACAACTGATCGCGCTCCTTGTGGTCTTCGCGGAAGTCATAACCAGGCCTGCGCCAGTGGCTGTGCCATATCGCCGCAATCGCGTTATTGCTCGTTGCTATCACGTTATCAATATTGGCTATCAGCTTGCGGTTTTGGTCGATCATCACACGGCGCGATTCATAGTCCACCTTCTCGGCAGCCTTCTGAATATGATCCGCTGTTGCCCGCATCGTCCCTTGAATGCCAGACAGCGCGATGCTATCGGCAGAAGGTATGCTGCTGGCCCAGCCGCTAAAACGCGACAACGTTGTGTCGATAGCTTTTTTGCGGTTGAGCTGGATAAGGTCGGCGCTGGACAGGATCCGCCTGTCGAGTTCAGTCCTCAGTTTTGGCTCAAGGTAGTTGAGCGTAAAGCGGGATATGCCCTGGTGCCGTTTCAGCGCGCCAGCGCGACCCACCTGCAGATCGTACGATTTAGTCAGGTTCCGCGTGACCATCGCCATGTAGTCGTCCGCCGTTTCACTCTCGGCAGCCTGCCGGATGATGCTCTGCCAGCGCTCCAGCTCCTCGCGAGACGTGTAGCCGTTGCGAAGAAAGAACTTCACCGCCTCGCGAACCGTTCTTGTAAATGTCCTCATAGCATCATCCCACCGCTCGGCTCTTCAGCCTTCGGTGGCTCTGGCGGCGGATTATCTTTTAGCGAGTCGTAATCAAGGTTAAGCCGCTGAGGGAACAGATTCTCGTTGGCGTTGGCGTTTTCACACGCCCACTCGATCAGCGTTGCGCGGTTCTCTGGGTCCGCCGTGAGTTGCGGCAGTATCGCCTCCAGCATGCTGACGATGGCCTTAAAGCGCGTTTCGTCTACCTTCACCTTCTCGCTCTCCGGCTCCTTGAGAGAGGACGACCAGCGGTACTCGAAGTTATTTATCCACATCGAGAAATGCAGGCTGTAGGTGTTTTTCAGCTCTGGGAAGTCGGCGCGCAGCGACTGGAAGAACTCAATGCTCCACGCCCGGTACTGGCAAACACGAATGAAGAATGCATAAAGCTGGTCCAGCCATTCACGAATATTATCGATGTAGACCGCTACGGAGCGGGCATCTTCAGTGCCCTCCCCAAAGCCCTGGGCGAACGTCTCAGAGTTGAGAATGATCGCCGGCATGTCAGCAGCGGCGGCCACGTTCTCCAGAATGTGCTTACGGGCAGAGTCGAGAGGATCCTTAAGATTACTCAGGTCGATAGACTCAACAGTATCGGCGTCACCGATCTGGAGAACTTCCCCCGTCTTCCCACGCTTCAACATCATTCGCTTAATGCCACTGAGCTTCTGCATCATGTTGTTGACGACAGAGCTTGGCCCCTTGATTTTCGTCACCAGTAAACCGCCTTTCACCGCAACCATATCGTCGGTACGCATGGTCTGGATGAAGGATTTCAGCGGATATAGCGCACGCTGGTAGACGCTTCGCCCGGTAAAGCCGAACGCCGCCGGGTTGTACGCCAGATAAATCGGGTCCTCGTTCTGCACGACGACGCAGCGCGATTTGTGGTATGGCTTTCCGGCCACCCGAATACCCTCGACTTTCTGGAAGTCCTGGGCATTTGGATCCTGATTAAGCACGATGCTGCCAGCGGTGTTTAGCGGGTCAAGAATGTTAAAACTGACGCTGTGCTTGTACAGCGTGCGGTAGTCCAGTGACTCATTGGGCGCCTGGTTGTCCACCAGCATCGCAACCGCTGATACACCGTAAATTCGGGCAATGCGGGCGGCGTTGGCAATGAGCTGGTTAGCTCCCAGGGCTTTCCATTCGCGCTCAAACGCATCGCGCAGGCGCTGCTCAAGGCCATAAGACTGAGCAACATGCACAGTGCGCGGTTCGTTCATCGCCATCTTAATTGGGCGATCCACCATCTTGCCGCCCAGCGGGTGGTAGAGGTAGACCGTTTTGCAGGTCTGATAGCCCGCCGTAGATCCTGGCTGGATATCATCGCTGTCCAGCAATGCCATCAACTCTGAATGAGAGCAGCTGCCGATTTCGAAATCATCTTCGTTCATTGGTTTTCTCGTCAGAAGCCGTCGCCATTACCAAGCCCAAGCGCGACGCCATAGTTGAAACAGTCAAACAGGTCATCGTCCTGATTCTCTTCGCCAATGATGAACTGGAGCACTTGCGTCAGAAGGTGGTTTTTCTTCGACTGCTTGTATTCCACCAGCTTGTCATAGGCGTATTTCGAAATGCGTACTTTCCCCGACGCCACGTACCCGGAGATATTGATGGCGCGGGACTCTTTGGGCAGCGATGTTAATTCGCTGTCAATGGGGTGAACGTTCCAGCCCTCATTAGCCCCTTGCTGCAATAGCGTGATGCCGGTGGCTTTGTCCTCGATAAACAGGCCGCCAGTACCCAGTCTCGCCAGACATATTTCGCTGAGGTGTTTAGCTTTCCCAATCCACTGCGGCACTATGTCTTTCAGGAAATATCCGTCAATCTGGATAATGTCCCAGTCAAGAATGACCAGACAGGGCGTTGGAAAGTTGCTAAGTGCGAACCAGATGCAAGCTGAACCATCGTGCTGGAGATCACCTTTCTGTGCGCAATCGACAACGCCATAGACGGTATCGCAACTCGCCGGGTAATCGACCGGGACGCCATTCTCCAAAAGCCAGTCCATCTTGAAGAAGTTCTGCCCACGCCAATCGACGAAATCAGCGTTGTATTCCTGCTGAACCACCATCGGCGGACGGCCTGCGATTATGCGCGCCAGCGCCTCGGGGTTAATTGTCGGGTTCGCCGACGTGGGCGCGTGGTGCTCTTCCCAACCCATCGATTTATCGTTGCAGGCCTGATAGAAAAAGTTTTCATCGTCCACGCCCTTGGGTGTGCCAGCCATAACAGCATCGCCGTCATAGTCGAGCAGCGTCGGCTCTATCGCCTGCTCCCAAATATCCCGCATGCCCTTTTTGACCAGGCTGCCTTCATCGATGATGACTTTGTGATATTTACGCGAACGACCGGCATCCGGGTTATCCAGCGTCCAGAATTCCACCTGACCGCCGCCAATCGTTTCGATTATCGAATCCGTCTTGCTGGAACTAGTGGTGATCGGCTTGAGCAGATCCCGAATGGCCTTAAACGAGGGCAGCAGGATTTTATAGGACGGCGCAAACCAGCCCACGCGCATCTGTTTTGCCGCCCAGTTGCCGCCAGCCTGCTCTAACATGGTGGTTTTACCAAAGCGGCGACCAGCACGGACCACTTTCCGCTTCGCCGGCGAGCGATATATTTTCTTCTGCCCGTCATGGAACGGCAGGAACGTGATCGTGTGTTCAGTCGCCATCGGGAGAATTCACCAGGTTGATAATAATTTGAGGCTCACCGCCCTCGTTACTTTCTGCGGCGGCTTTTCCTCCTTTGGGCTGCATTAATTGAATCAGCATTTGGCGTGCTGATTTTTTATCTTCGGTTAGAAGCTCAATGCCATTTTTTGTCTGCTTCACGCCAAGGAAATAAGCGTGCTCATTAGCATCAAGGTCGCGGGTATCCCCTATTAACAAATCCCCTTCACCCTCGCCATTGCAGCGCGGACAATCCGGGTTAGGGTCAGCGTTAGTGACAAAACCAAGACCGCCGTAGTCAGGTTCAGACCTTCCGTCCTTCATCGCTTTTGCTGCAGCGCGGTCATACTCTTGAATATCCCGCCACTGATATAAATTATTTTCGCCCCAGCAATGGCGACAATTCACACGGCGATATTGCGTCAGCACATTAGGGTCGGCCCGCGTTATCGCCACCAGTTGGTCGACTATCTCATCCAGGTCAGCGGTATAACGCTTTCTCATCCTGTTTTTTATTTCACGGATAGCACGGGCAATGTTGGGTTTTCTATACAAACGGCTCGCTTCTACATACGCCGTTTTTTTGTTGTCGCTGTACCCGGCAAATCGGTATCCGCCAATCCTGCTGTTCGTCTTAGCGCAGCCATACGCAAAAAGGGCTTCTTTCTCCGTTAATCCGAATTCATGGGGATCCAGAACCAGATCGAAATCGTCACCTGGCTCTTTTTCTTCGTTGGTAATCTGCCCGCGCTGGCGTGACTGGTCATCGTTATCTTGCAGATTTTTTTGGGGCGTTTTTTTTGGGGCAGAACTTTTTTTTGCCCCGTTTTTTTGCCCCGTTTTTGCCCTTGCCCCTTTGGTACGTTTCCAGCCGTATTTACCCGCCATGTAACGCAGGGCTTTTATCGTGATTCCGTGCTTATCCGCCACAGCCTGGAGGGAAAGCTCACCAGCACAGAAATCACGCTCGATTGCTTTCTCATCCGGCTTGCTCATCAGTCACTGTCCTGTTGTTTCTCGCGCCTTAGCAATTCGCTGTATGCCTGTATGTCCCCGTTCTTGGCTCGCCTATACAGCGCGCCCCTTAATTCAGCCTCTCCTTTTGCCCGCCCTTTCCTTATAGCGACTCGAAATAGCGATATCTGCTCTCTGTCCTTTTTCAGGTCTTCCAGAGAAATATCCAACACGTCAGCTATCTGCTGCTCGTTCAAACGACGAGCAGCCAATGCTTCGATGTTCGCTATGGGTAAAGTTTGCATATTTCCCCCGCATCCCCTCGAACGGGGGCGGTGACTCCGCTATCGTCCAAAACACGGAGGAAAACGCCATGAAAAAGAAAATCGACGTTCTCAGGGAACTTGCCAGTAATAACGATTGGGAAGCGGCTATCAAACTTGCCGGTGGCTTTCCTCGCCTGGGTGATGAAGCGCGGGTAATCACACGGGCTAAAGAAGCCGTGTTGCGACCAGAGTTTCAAATACAGATGGGGAGAGAGCCGGCTTTACTGATTGCCGCTGGAATTGACGCCCTTAAGGCGAAATATCGTCTTTAATCTGACTCGTCGGGGAAAATATCAGTGACGTCGACCACGCCACAGGCTTCAACCGCTTTACGGGGATCGCCTTTCACAAACACCAACACATTCTGATGGGTCTTACCAAGCTTCCGGCTGGCGGAAAACATTTTCCCAGCCCGGATAGGTAAACTCCCTGCCTGAGTAACAAGGATCGCCTCGTTGTAATACACTGCGCCGGCATCACAAAACGCCAACACGGTATCGCTGACAAAATTACGGTAGATGCCTTTCGCGTCCCGCACCTCCCCTACGACAAAACACGCGAATCGGTCTTCTTTAAGCAAAGACAGCGCATTTTTGATGATCTGCCGGTAGGCGATGACGAACTCCGGGTAGTTCAACGTCGAAATATCAGCGGGATCGTCAGAATAAACCTCAAGATCAGCATAAGGCGGGCAACTGAATAAAAAATCTGCCTGCGCTTCTTTGAAGTGCTGATGAATGTCACGACTATCGCCACAGTGCCAATGAGGGGCAATACCGCTATCGGCATCAATCTGCCCCCATTGCTGACGATTTGCCTCTACCTGTTCGCTTCTCAAATCACAGCCAAGGTATTGACGCCCCAATTTTGCCGCGACAACGCCCCGAACTGATCCACCAGCAAACGGATCAACCACCGTTCCGCCCTCAGGTGAAAACCAGCGATAGGCCAGCTCACACATTACCGGGTCGAAAATACTCGTGGTCGGCAAAGTTTGTAGGTCTGGGTGCGCCAGGAAAAATTCATCCCAGCTCACCACCCGACCTATTTTTGCCTCATACGCGTTTTTCTTGCCGTATATCGCGCCGCTTTGAGTCGATTTGCCGAACAACAATTCGTCTTCACGGCCCGATTCGGATTGTATGCCGAGCGCGATCCAGTTTTTCTTTCGGTCTTGCCACCAGCCTTCGCGGGCATTAAGCACGGAAAAAGGCGGTACGAGGAATTTTTCTGTCAGGTTCCCCGCTTTCGATTCACCAGGCAACACGTCATCGACGTTGAAAATTTCATCGATCTCGGCCTGATTGAAGCCAGTCAGATCGATATCAAAACCGCAGTCCAGTAAGTCGCTTAATTCCAGCTTCAATAATTCATCGTCCCACCCAGCATTTAACGGCAATTTGTTGTCCGCCAGGCGGTAGGCTTTTTTCTGCTGCTCACTAAGGCCCGACAGCGTGATAGTCGGCACTTCATCGACAAAAAGCTGTTCGGCCGCCAGCAACCGGCCGTGACCGGCGATCACTTCTTCGTTTTCATCAATCAGTACCGGGTTCGTCCACCCGTACTCACTGATGCTGGCGACAATCTGTCGAACCTGCTCATCGGAGTGGGTTCGGGCATTTCGGGCATAAGCCATCAACGACTCGCGTGTTTTGTAAACAATTGAGAGCGTTGATTGATTTTTTTCTTTGGTCATGTCTGAGGATCCAATACTATGACCCCGCTTGTACAAGCAAGTGGGCCTTGGTTCGTACTCATCATGACGATCTGTGGGTATGAATGGCTGTCGGTAGCTCCAACTACCGATGGCCGCCCACCTTCCTTTAGAATTTTCTGCTGACCTCTGGAATACCCACTCGGGAAAATCGCCAACCACCATCTACGAATACAGATCGTTTATGCTGATTTTCTTTGTGGCCAACGCAAAAATTCAGAACAAAATAAAAACCACCAGCAGATAACGGTCAGGGTGACCAAGGTAGGATCCGCCGGTGATTTTGCTTGCGCATTATCGATGGCCCTCGCAAAGGCCACCTGTAATGCTAATCTTTCAGATATTCGTCAGTGTTGATTACCGACTCCCCCATCAGCAGCTCCGCTCTATTGCTGGTGACAATGGCGGTGTGATGCGGGTGTACATTTTCCGCCAACCATTTAATCAATGGTTTTGCAGCCTCTTCGAAAGAATTATCAGCATCATGAACTGGTGAACATTTGACCTCATGAACCCTGCTGATACGGAAAGTGCTAGTCTCCAGGCTGTCGAGATCGCGATGGATGGTAATAAACTGTTCATCCCGCAGCTCCTCAAGGTTTACCGGATCTTTCGAATATCCAATAAAAAATGGATGCCTGCTTTCTGACGCTATCAGACTGTTAACAATAGAGGCTGACGGTTTCGGCTCTTCGAATAGTTCGATTTTCCAACACTTGATATTCTCAACTTTCATTATTTTCTCCCGGCGGCCTTCCGCCATTGAATAAGCGTGGCCACCTGACCGGCGCAGATTGATAAAGCTGTTTGGAGCGCCAGCGTATGGCTTCCAATGTCGCCCCAAGTGTCGCCTTGCAACGTTGGCATCTCGCATGGCTTAAATACGGACTCAGGGGGCAACAGAACGATTGGTTCCGGTGGTGGCGGTATCCTTTCCGCGCAAGAGGTCAAGCACAGCGACAGGAGCAGCGCGGCGAGCACACTCGTCGTTTTTAATGGCATCCTCATACTTCCTCTGGTAGATTTCGCCCCGCTGGCGCAGTTGCTGCTCTCTCTGTTGCTGTTCGGCCATCAGCTTGCGGTTACGGGCGTCCTGTTCCTGCATGGTGACGATCAGTCCGGCCTGCTGCGCCAGCGTTTTTTTCTGTTGTGCTACCTGTTGCCGTGCCAGTTCCAGCCGATGTGACAACAACGAGCTATATCCACCCAGGCAGATCGACACCGCCAGCAGGAGCAATAAGCTCCCACTTGTCAATTTTTGCAGCCATCCATTCACGCCGGATAATCTCGAAAAGTGAGCTGAAAATGCGGGCCATCTTTCAGCGTCTTCCAATCACCGCCCCACTCAATCGCAGTCCCCAGATCTTCACCTGCTTGTTTAAACGCTGCAGCAATCTGTTCGTAGTATTTCCATTCCCAACTAATGTTGCTGCCGAGATAGGCCACTACGTCTACCGCATGACCTGTCAGGTGGCGGCTTTTCATTGTCTGGCTGGCACCGGCGGCAACCATCTGCTTTTGACGCTCACGGCTGCGAAGCCCTTCTGTGATACCAAAATCGATGGGTGATAGCTCAAGTGCCCGACGGGCAACCGCTACCAATGCGGGATTGACGCCAACGAGATTTTTCTCGCTGCGTTGGCTGAATTTATAAGTCATGATATTTACCGTTGGAAGGGTTTAGCCAGGGTCATGACGTTGCCACGCGATGCAATCACCGCCACGCAGAACGCCATGTTGATCAATGTCTCCGACCAGTTCGAATAGTGATAGTCGCCAGTCAGAATGCGGATGGTCACCGAGGCGCTAGCCACAATCAGCAGCCAGGCACAGAAGGCGGCGAGAGGCCTATGCGTCGCACCATTTCGGCGATACAGCATCATTCTGGCGGCTATCACCGCGCAGGTGATGGCATTCACGATTAAGAGGTATTCATTTAGCATCGCTCCCCCCTCGCCGGAACCGGTCAAAAAATCCTGTTGGGTTTTGGCTTGCTGACATCAGGAGTCGGACGGCTATTGCAGAGGCCACCAGCGCACCAACTGGTTCATGGGCCTCAATACCGACCGGGGTTGCCCACGTGATAATCGCCGCTGCAAACGGTGCGGCAAGGATCCCCACCAGCAAAGAGGCAACGAATAGCGCCATCTTTTTTAGCCACGAAAACTCACTGGCGGACATAACGAAAATTACCGCCCCGGCAAATGCACCAATTAACACACCAGAGTCCACGCCCGATAACAGCCCGACTACGGTCACACCGGTTAATGCTGTTGTCGCCGCACCAGTAGTACCTACAGGCTCAGCCATCTTTTTGCTCCTTTGCTCGCTTCGCTCAGCGAACGCCGGGCGTCAGACATAAAAAAGGCCACGCGTTAGCGCAGCCCTAAAATAGAAAAACCCCGGCAGATGCCAGGGTTAGAATGGTTGCCGGTCTTTCCCGACTGTCACTTCACACCGAGGGGCGCACTTAGAAAATCCAGGGTAGGGATCGATAGTGCGTATCAAAACCAAATGCGCCCTTCTGATGCGCTTTCCAGCCACTCCGGGCAATCCCATCTTCGCAGGCTGAAAAGCTTTTTCTGGAGCGGGCAGTGGGAATCGAACCCACATCATCAGCTTGGAAGGCTGAGGTAATAGCCATTATACGATGCCCGCATTGGTCCGCCATCGAGGCCTCGAACCCCGTACCTACAACTTAATGGTCGTTGCTCTTCCTGCTGAGCTAATGGCGGTTTGGTGGCCCTTGCTGGGCTTGAACCAGCGACCGAGCGATTATGAGTCGCGCGCTCTAACCAACTGAGCTAAAGGGCCAAGGCGCGCATACTAATGCAGGCAGCATAACCACACAATACCCATTGATATTTCTTTACATATCAACAGTGCTTCTCTGACTCGAACTTCTCGCTTAACGCGATACCGTCAGGCAACAGAGCCCAGGCGACGTAGAAATCGTGTGGGGTCATTTCTTCCATCAACCAGGTGTGAATACCAATGTGGTAAACCTCACCATCCTCTTCGAATACCCGGATGTGTCCTTCGTGCCACCCATCGCAGGGATTGAGCACCAGCACGCCCTTTCCATCAAGGTCAGCGGTTGGTAATTCACTGACGGGGCGGAAAACAAGACTCTCTGTAACGTGCTTTGACATACTGGCTCCATAACGCAAAAACCCGCTCAATGGCGGGTTTATATAATCTTGGCAACATATCAAAATTAGGCTTAAATATAGCGTAAAGTGTCGGGTTTTGCAATATCACCCCTCTGATTCGACAATAACAACTTTTCCTTTCACCTCCACTAAAGCCTCTTCGTCCAAACTCGTAGCTATCGATTTTAAGGCCCGCCAAGGAGCGGCATAAGTTTGATACCAAGTATCACGGTTAATCGCCAATAAGTTCGCCAGTGCCGTCGCGGCATACTCTCGGTACTCCTCATTCTTGTTTTTCGCTGCAACGTCTTGTACCGCCAACCAAACCAAAGAGATCAGCCGTAACTTCACCCGTTTCTGTAGTTTAACGCCCGCTAACTCTTTATCGTAGGACTCCCATACATGCCGGCAAATAAGTGTCTGAAGTTTAAAATCCAGGTTATGACCATAACAATAACGTACCCATGCCTGTTCATGTGCAGACAGTAAATTTACAGCCCTGCGCCAAGGTGCTGCAGCAAATTCGTACTCGTTGATTGGTGGTAATGGCCTGCGCCTGCTGCGAGTTTCCAGCACATACAAAGCTGAGTTTTCTGCTTTAATCTGCCGAACACCTCCCCGACCATCATCCAGTGCAACGACGTGTACAGGTTTTCGTGGGTTTCGTTCTTTATCTGCCGGTGGATGCTCAGCAAATGCCTCTAGCTGCCCTTTCGTTCCGCCTGATAAATCCACCAGCGCAGCACGTAAATTAATACGGATATATTCAAGCTGCTGTGCGTTCATGCCAAAAACTCCCCGCGTAATTCGGAATCAATTTGCGCTAATAGACTTTCTTCTGTTCCGTAAATGCCTTCCCACATTTTCTGTCCAGCGTGAATAGCGACGCCATAGCCACCAGTCCGGTGATGCGGGGGACATAATGGGATAGCTCGCTTGTGTGAAGATCGCTGTCCTACCCCACACCCTTTTCGCAAATGATGTATTTCTGCCGGTGAAACCCCATATCCGAGATTTCGACAAACGACACAGCCAAGTTCAGCCACACGCTGGAGATGTTCGCGATCTTCCTTTTTCATGCGAACTCCAGCAACTGCATTGCGACGTTTTCTGCTTCTCGTTGTGTATTAAATTTCCGAAATAAAATGAAATTCCACAGCACATTAAACACTGCTTTATAAAGGCTCTGAAATGTATCCTCATCCATTTTTGCAAATGAAATTGATTGAGGGATGCGCTGGCGTAGCCCATTTGGGAGCACTACTTCATAGAAATACCCTGCTTCGACGGTTGCCCAGGCCCGATATGGCTCAAATGATTTGAGTAGCGCGATTTCTTGGGTGCGAAGCTGGCCGACCTTAAGCAGGTATTCATCGGCAACGGCACTGATAACTTCACCATGCTGCTGACCTGACATTTCAACGAGGTACCCGACAAAGCCGTCGATAAGCTGGCGTTCGGGGAGCGTTAATGCGCCACCGGTTGGTGTCCAGTAGTCGAAGCCAAATTGCAGAAGTTTGAAAAAACGTTTGTGGTATTGATAGTTACGGACACGGCGAAAATCAGCCTGTATCCATTCACCGAGTTTCACACGTTGCAAGAAATCGCTGGCCTCGATCGTCGCCGGGGTCAGGATTGTTGGTGCGGATTTCACTAACTGTATTAACTGCGCCATGATCGTCTCCGGTATGGCGCAGTGCTCAGGTTCCAGTTGTTCAGACTGGATGACTAATTATAACATCATTTGACCTGATGTAGACCCAGATTTAACCCCGCCTGCGCAGCAATCTCGCACAGATCAGCTTGCGAGAGCCGCGACACCTCAGGACTTAACGTGAAACATCTCCCCGTATCAATCTCCCTGATGATAATGCCATCAGCCACAATAGCCTCAACGCAAAACCTGCAACTACCACGAAGCACATCAAACAACGGGCATTCAGAAATCATATTTCACCTCAATAAGTTAGAATCACTATCGAGGCGAAACACCATGGATATACGGACTCCCATGTTTCAGTAAAGCCGCTGGACCGGCTTTGTCTAATAGGCCGCATAGATCAATACTGGTACTTCGATCGTTTAAACCGATCGATAGCACATAGTAACTATGGTTTATTGTTATACTCGTCTGATTTATAACAAAAAACCCGCAAATTTGCGGGTTTGAGACATAACTACTCATGGTGAGGATCAAAAGCTCAATTCATCAATCAGAAATCACCTTCAGCATTAACCAGGCGAACAGCAACACCCCACCACAGAACAACGCCAATACAAAAAAAACACCCAACGCAAACAAGCCCATCAGTTATCATCCTTAGGCGATACTGCCAATTTCGCGGCGGCCGCTTTCAGTTCGCTGAATTTATCCATTGCTCTGCTCCTTCATGGCTTTGTCGCGCTGAAACTCGTAGAAGTCACCACCGGCGTCCATGTGATACATCAGTTGCTGGTACTCATTGGCTATTGCCTGTGAAGATTTCAGCTCTGCCAGCAGGGCGGAGACGTACTCTTGCGAGTAGAGCAGCTTGAGCCCTGTGACTTTCCCTTCTTCCATCATCCAATCAGGCGGGCAATGACGAGTTAACTTATTATTCCAGTCAACCCATTTCCCATTTTCATTATGGCCATCTGCAATACATGCACTCGCAATCTGATAGTCATACGCCACCGGCTTGCTCAGATTATTTTCCACGGCCTGCCTCCTGTCCAGATCGTCTCCTTTCAATTTGCCCAATAAGGTCCTTCAACATCACTGCTGCATATAGTCCTGGCGCCAAGACTTTCGGTGCATCGGAATAGCCTGCGCGTACGAACATCGATTTGATGTGCAACGGTGCGAGTCGGAGATTACCAATCTGGTTATTTTGCACATCATTATCCAAATGAATAACGCCGTAACCTGTAGGAAGCGGCCCGTTGACACACTCCCATACGTAAACGTCGAGGCGCATTCTTTTATCATTGGCATAAATATATTTCATTCCCCTCCCTGTTCCGTGCCTACATTTCTGATTCCATCCCCTGCTGGCCATTACATCCTTGATAGAATCGACGGATTTTTTCGCGCCAAATTGCTCATTAAACATCTGAGTCAATTTTTTCCAGCCAACATCCCTATTAACAAAAAGGTAAGTTAATTGCTCTTCACTGTAACGATATTGTTTTGCAGCATACCGGTCTAGTCCACGCTGGCGTAGCACTTCCCTCATTGTGGCAGGCCTTTTATTTGTCCCAAATTTGTGATTAAACAAATCGGTAATTTCGCGAAATGTTTTCCCTTTGCAATGAGTTTCAAGAAATAAGTTTTGCGCGTCCGTATATTTTTGACTCATTCTTCGATCCCCAATACTTTCGGCACCCGCCCAGCATAGCCGTCATAAACAGCTTTCTGAGCATCCAACGCGACACGGTAGGTCTGGATCATCGTGCCGGCCACTTCCGATACGGCCTTAGCGCGAGTGATCTCTTCCGCCAGTTCTTCACCTTTCAGCGACAAGTCGCCCAACCTTTCAAGCATCATGAACTGGTGATTAACCAGGTCAGCGAGTGAGTTTTTCACGATTTCACCTCAACATCTGTTGTGATGGCCTGAACGACCGGCCGGCCAACAATCCGAATATCAGACTGCCCATTTAAAAGCCGCCCCAGTTTGCCGGCGGCTTGATCCAGCGCTTGTTTGTATACCTGGTTAATTTGGCATTCAGGCCCCCACGAGCCGAGGTTTGTCAGCTCAAGAGTGAGCGTGACCTTTGCGCCGGTTTTTGTTCTCACGATAGGTTTAGCCATGCTGTGTCTCCTCATCAGCATCTACTGGAAGCCACTCCATGCCGTTAAAATACTCAGTAGCCACCATTGCCGTAGTGCTGTAATTTTTTGAACTAGGTTCGGCGACAACAAACTCCTCAGAGTCTTTATCGAAATACCGCAGACTGCCGGGTTTGAAGTTTTGATTACCCACGTTCTGCCTCCCTAGCGTTGTCATTAGTCGCACGGTATTCGTCAAGGATCGCCAGTACATCGAGCTGCGTTCCCGCAGGAAGGAAATAAGCCGTTTGCCCGTCAATTTCTCGAACTTCAGCCTGTGCCAATACCTTCAATACATTTCGTGATTTTGTGGCGCTGAATTGGGGAATGGCTGTTGATTTAGTCGCTCTACCCTTTCCATTCGTTTGTGCTTTATTAGCATCATCTTTCAAAACCTGACCGGCTTTTTCACCGTGTTTTTTCACTCTTTCTACTGCTAAAGGAATATCAACCACACCCTGCTCAATTAATTGATGAACATCATGATTGGCATTAATCAGGATGCGGGCATTGTCGACTTTATAGCGGGGAATATGCAAAACTTCCGAAATTTTATCCGCTGATAAATTTAGATTCTGCAAATCCTTAACTAATAATGCCTCTTCGTAATCAGTAAGCGGCAATTGCTCATTACTGGTTCTAATTCGTGCGATACGGTCTACATCGTTACCTTCGAACGGCTCTATTTTTATCCATTCAACAGGCTTGCCTGCTTCATCACGAAGACGATGGCAAGTTAATGTCCTACGGTGCCCCTCAACAACCCAAACACCACCTTCATCACGAGGAACAACCTCAAGGTTGGGGATTTTCCCACCCGTGAGCATATATTGGTAAAGCTTCTCATTAGCTTCACGATAACGCTCATTGTCAACACGACGATTAAAATCCTCTTTGATGTGAATATCATCAAGACGTATAAGCATGCTTGTTTTTCCACGCTTAATTACTTTCTCGTCAATCATTTTGTTAAATGAGTTTGCCATTTGGTCATACCTCTCTTTCTGCTGTCAAAATAACTACTGAAATGCTTGTTCCCGCGAATTCGTTGCTGATCTCTTCTGACCATCTCACCTTCCAGCCGGGTAATATTTCTTTCCCTTTCATACCCAGAGGCAATATCGCCACCATACGCCCTCCCCGATTTACCAATGAGGCAGCGCTTTCCACATGTGCTTTGGCTCGCCCTTCACTAAAAGGCGGATTCATTACCACCTTGTCGAAACGCTCGGTGGTGGACGTAGCCCATTTGATAAAATCGGCCTGCTCAACGGGTAATCCTTTAGCTTCCAGCACCCGACAATGTAGGGTCGATATTTCCACACAGCAGGTTTGATCTGCCGGCATCAATATCGCAATGTTTCCAGTGCCAGCACTCGGCTCCAGGCATTTTTCACCCGGCTGTATTTCGGCCTCACATACAACCCTTTCGGCCAGTGATTCCGGGGTTGGGTAGAACTGGTGCGACTGATAGTCTGGAATACAGCCAGATGCAACGATCTCACCCAGCACTCGGGATGGGTCGTAATCGAACTCCCAGATGTTGATATTTTTCTGGGGGCCGGCTTTGATAAGTACACCACCGATCATTTCCAACACCTTGCCGGCTTGTCCGCGGATTGCCTTGTCTTCATCTTGCCAATCGAATCTGCGGTTAAACGGATTGGTTGTCAGTGGTGGTGTAGGATCATCCCATTTGTTGCGTCGTATCGGGGTGTGATATTCAGCTTTCAAACCCGAAAGCACCGCCAGAACGGCGAACGGTAGCGGCTTGTCCATCAAAGTGAAATCTTTGAGTTTCTTTTTCGGTTTCTGGCGGAACTGAGGCGGAATTGCCATCGGATACAGGTGCGCCAGAATGCAATTTAGCCGCCAGGCCATTTCGGGGTGAACTTCGAGGTGCGCAGTTCCTTTCAGATAGGCCCGGACACGTAATGCGCCACCGTCCATCGTCAGCCATTCACCGTGACGGATACGGGCCTCCTGGAGCGCGTCATCGGTTACACGCCAACGGGGTTCATCACGGCCCATAAATTTAGCAATGACCTGCCGGAGATCCTGGATAAAACCACTCACATCGTGATTGGTCCATCCGTACTCGTTAAACACGCGCGCGAGGATCATGCGCTTACCGAAGCCCTCCGGTCGGTTAGTAACATGATCGCCGGAAAGGGCGCGGAAAATGCCGTCTACACGTTCAGCGAAAAATTGCTGCCGAGAGTTCAGCAGTTCCATTATTGTTGGCCGCACCGTTTCCTCTTCAAAATCCGGCGTTTTCATTTCGCGGATCTGCTCATTCCATTCTGTGCGGCGATTGTTTGGCATATATTCGTACACGTCGGTCATATTCAGAGCTTTTTGCCAAAACGTAGAGTTCAGGCTCGCAATGGCCCCTTCGAGTTTAAAAAGTTGGTCGACACTCCCGATATAATGGCGTCGGTCTTGGTTCTGATTCCCCTCCAGAAAATGATGCACCGATGCATGATGCGTGCTAATTACACCCGCCATCTGCTCAATATCAGCGCGCAGATGCTTGTACTGCCCCAATAATCCATCAACGAGATCGGTGGCTGCTGGAGCAAAAAACTCCTCAGTTAAAATTAATTCGCTCATGCTCACCTCACGCCTTCGACTCAGCCGCCAGGCAGCGCATAATTTCAGCCTCTGTCGGCAACGGCTGGGTTGACACATTCCGGAAAATTTCGCGGCGGACGCTGGTTCCCCGTCGGAGTAGATGCTCTACCCGGTGTAACGGCATCTTCAGCAGTCGGGCGATTTGAACTGGAGTGCGGCCAGAAAGATGGAGCTGATAAATCCCGGTAATGACTTTGCGCCCGTATACATTGCGGTTGCCAATCTTCACCACAGGGCTGTCATCGCCTTGAGGCCGACAGACAAACGGAGCCTTTGCCGGTGGTTGATAACACGCTCTCGTCCTTGCTCGTGCCGCAGCATTCAGGTTATCGATGATTACCGCACCGTAATCGCACCCATCATCGACGCCAATACGACGCTCGTTGATTAATTTGTTAATTTCTACTGCCATTGGTCATACCTCGTACTTACAGGGAATTCTTGTATTCCGTCGCTACGCGCTGCACACGGCGGCACATATCGACATCGAACATACCGATGTGGCACTCAGCCCCAGGAATGCCGAGTTGCTCAGCCAGCCATTGGTACGCGTCCGCCCGCTTCATCCCGAACTCTTTCCACAAAGGATCGAAGGCAGCGTGTGCAAGCCGCTTGGCGGCGCGTAGCTGGGCATTCGCCAATCGGCCAAGTGGCATTGCGTTACTGTCTCGATGGCAGCCGACATAGGCTCCACATGGATCACATGACCAGTAATACCCATTCGCCAAATCCTTCCGATGCGGGTAAATAACAAAGCCCCTCACCAGCGCGGCAGGCTTCCCGCAGTAATCACACGTCACTAGCCGATTAATAGTATTTGTTTCCATCTAACCTCCCACGTACGGCTGCTCGCCGGTTTCTTTGTATGCCAGGCTTAAATAGCCCCGCCATGCGTTACGGCACTCGAATTCTTTCGCCATCCGCAATCCAGCTTTCGAGTATTTTTCCTTGGCAATTTCTTCCGCCCTGTTCTGAGGCTTCTTGCGAGAAGTAATTAGCCGGTTGAACGCCCCATCGAAATCAATAAAATTTGATACCGGATGCGAAACAAGCGGTGGTGATAACGTTTTCCAGTCGTTCGCGATACAGTGCAAAATCACCGAGTCGGGTGAATGCCCCTGCTGCCGAAACTCCTCCAGCCGCTTAATGTTCGCCATTGCCGCACGTTTTGTTTTCACCGGTTTCCCCAGCTCGATGCAAAACTCTCCCCACTGACGCCATATTTCAGGCGATAGCCATTCAGGTAGTTCAATCGAATTAAAATCAAATTGCCCCTCCCCGTTCCCCTTGGGGGGTAAGGGGGGATCTTTTATATCTTCTTCTTCCTCTTCATCTGGTAACTCCTTTTGTGTCTTTTTTGTAACGCCTTGAGCGTTACCATTTGGTGCTTCACTGCGTTGCGAATCGCGTAAATTTGCAACTCGCCTATTTGTAAGTGCCCGTTTTTTAGTGGAATTCCCGTTATGACGTTCAAAGTTTGGAAAAATCAGTTTTTCGCCATCCAATGCCAACCACCCAACTCTCAGCATTGCTTCGGCGAAACCTCTCACAAAAGTGATCCGATCTATCGCACTTTTAGTAACGCTCACTGCGTTACAGTCTGCGTTACCGTCGATTGTTTGTTGATCAGCCCACGACCACAGGCGGATTAGCTTACCGAGCACCGCATCGGGATCTAATTCCAACAATTCCGCAAGCTGGTATACCTCCGGCTTATCTGGAGTAATTACTTCGACTTTTATCCAACTTGATGCCATATAAGCCTCGACTGTATTAATTTTGTAACGCTGACAGCGTTACTTTTTGCGAGAGTTGGCGTTGCAATTTGGCTTCCCTTTCACCCGCTTTAATGGCTTCGCATAGGTTTTAGCGACCGCTAAGCTACTTGCGATAGTTGCATTCTTACGGCTCGTATAGTGATCTGCACCTCGCATTGCCGCCGATCGAGCCACATCAACTGAAATACCATCACGCACTAATTGATCGCGGATCTGCGTCTCAACCTGTTCTTTCGTAAAATTAGCCATTGGGCATACCTCGTTAAATGCTTTGTTCACGAACCTTCCGCATAAATTCAGAATCAGCGTCAGGTGGAGTCATCATTTCCCCATCGCCGAGATAATCAGGATTCATGTATTGGTCGTAATAAATGCACGATTCTTCCTGACAGTTTGGACAGAACCCGCTGCTATATTTTTTCGTGCCGCAGTCTTCACAGTAATTTGCCATTGGTCATACCTCGTTATCCCCGGCAATAGATGCCGCTATGGGGTCTGCTTCTCAATACATGCAACGCTTCTATTGCGTCGTTGATTTCCTGGTCAGCTTCCGGAAGTTCCAGCAACGCTGCACCGACAGCCTCAGCGAACTCCTTTTGCGCCCTTGCGACCAGGTACTGGAGCGTTCCGTAACGCCGTTGCTCCAACGCCCTAAAAATTGCAGGCTTTAAAGCTTCGATTTTCACTTTCGCCTTCCTACTGCCACTATCCAGCCAGCGGAAAATGTTTTGCATGTTGTTATGTGTCGCCCCAGGAGCCTCGATCGGATACAACGGCAGATCACCGCCACCCAATTCGAAATAGTGCTGAGTAATCTCAGCAGCCACCGTCTCCCGCTTTGTTGCATTGGCCCAGCGGCGTAGCTCAATGCAGATCGCTTCATAATTGATTTCCATAAGTCAGTCCTTAAGCAGAAATGCTGCTACCTTGCAGATCTTCGGGGATGCCAGAGGTAGGAGTCGGATGAATATCCGGCCTAATTTCGTGAGGTGTTACGCCCGTAACAAGGAAAATGCTCAACAACCGAGCAGGAGGTACTCCTCTTTTTTTCCAGTTGCTCACTGTCATTGGCTCAACGCCAAGTGCAGTTGCCAGGGCCGTTTGGTTCCCAGCGATGTTTATTGCTCTTTCTAACGGTGTCATATGCTTCTCCCAAATTGATGACCACCAAATTAAACATTAAGGTTACATCAAATGTCAACAACATGATTAATTGATGGTGTAAACAAAATGCTTATAATCATGATATGAAAGAAAAAATTGTTGATAAAAACAGCTCAATCCAAGAAAGACTGCTCCAACTTATTGAGATGCGCGGCCTCAATAAATCGAAACTCGCTCGTATAGCCGGCGTTACGCCTCAAGCGGTAACAAAATGGTTCGATCGTGGAGAAGTTGGTAAAGCATCTGCAATGAAAATAGCCCTGGCTACGGGCGTTTCAGTTGACTGGATACTTGAGGGTGGGCCTGAACTGCACGAGCTTAACGGGCATCGTGGAAAACGGCTGGTTGAATGGTTCGATAACCACGGGGGCCTTCCTCAAGGGGAAGCTGAATTTTTCCAGCGGTTGATTGATGGCACTGCTGCATTCACTGACAAGACAGCACGCCGGATTGAAAAGGAATATGGGCTACCTGTAAATCATCTAGACCTAGGTTATGACCCATCCTCTCCGCAAAAGATGACAGACCAAGACAAGCAATTACTTTATTACTTTCATAAACTTACCAATGAAGCCAAAGATGAAATCCTTGATTTAGTGAAGGATAAAGCTGATTTTTTTGACAGGATGTTTGAAGAATTAAAAAAAATTAGACAGTAAATATTAACAAGTTCAATAACTTATAACCGCCTCGCTGGCGGTTTTTTTCGTCCCTCCGAATTTTTATAACCATAATGATTGCATTTTAATTAACCTTAATGTTTAATTTGCACATCAACAGCACAGCAGTGCTCAGGTACAAAGTTCTGACAGCCGGAAAGACGGCGAGGTATGACCAATGGCAACCACACACAGCAGAGGGTTACACGATGAACGCAGCACAACGCCGCAAGACATATCGCAAGCATCCAAAAGTCGGTGAAACCGTAATTCTTCGCGGCGTTCCCCGCCTTGTGCTGGGGCCATGCACATTCAATAGCTACACCGGCGATGAACGCGCCAAGCCGTCAGTAAGCCGCGTTCGCGTGCAGATGAGCGGCGGATCAACGGCAGCGCCTCTGATTCGCAACTTAACGTACTAACACCCACCGCGCCCGGATCGCGGAGAATTAACGAGGTATGACCAATGATCAACACAACTATTCCACATAGCGGCAAACAAGCCCGATATCGTAATAAACGCACCGGCGCAGCATGGGTGGCTCATTACGATATTCACTGCAAAGTATATCGGTTCGAGCCTACAGGAAATCTACGAGCAATTAAGTCTCCATTTGAGACTCGTAGCATTCCACCTTTTTTCGAGCCGGCCGGCACTCATTGAAAATGCAACACCAGGGAACGGTCGTATATTCCCGCCCATAGAGGCAGGTATTATGACGCCGGAAACGTAACCGGCACCCTACTTAATATTTTATCTTGCTGAGTAATTCAGCCACGGAATCCTATTACCTAAAATTGGAGTATGACCAATGAGCAAAACCATAATTTTTAAATTAGAACAAATCAGCAATAACGTAGCTAAGGTTTTTTCTAACGGCGAAACTGCTGGTTATATTGCGGTGCAAGAAAATGAACATCAAAACCCACACCCATTTGCTATTACACATAGCGGTAAAGATATTGGTTACCAACACTGTGAAGTTTGTGCAATTGAAGCTGTTATCCGTCGCTTTGAACGCATACCACTGAGCAAAGAGATCGACTTAATAACTCCTAAAGAGGCGGTTCGCTCAGTCAGTATCAGCGTTGTCTCCATTCACTAATTGCTGTGGGTAGTCTTCCCCGCCGTCGCTGGCGGGGCTTTTTAAAGTTATTGATATGCGTCCAGCGTTTCCCATCCGGGGCGTCAACTCGCAGGGCGCATTTCAATAACAAAAGGAGAAGTATATGGAACAACGATTAATTGAAGCATTAGATGGTATTCGTGATGGGGCTGATATATATGCCCGTCACATCGCCATGCAATTGCGTGAAATACAGAAACTTCACCCTGAATATATCGATATTTGCAAGCCAATGGCATATGAGGGAGACGGTAGCGACCAAGTACCATTTTTCGGTGCTATCGCGACTCCGGCAGGTATTGAGTTTTTGAACACTGAAAATGTATTTGATTCCGAATCGGCTCGACAAGCTCAAAAGAAATATTGTGAAGAAAAACACGCTCCGCACTTTGCGCCATTAGATGGCATTTGCTTTCGCTGCAAAAAGGATATTTACGTACGAATTGATAATGGCTTTTCCGTCACCGGTATTTCTGTTCGTCGTGCTAGTTCTCAGTTGGTCACTGGCTGCCCGCACTGCAGCCGAAGTTACTGCGATTGAAACGTAAAAAGGCCCGCACGTGGCGGGCCAGTCTACCGGCTTAACGTCCCGGTGACGGCGGAGTCAGCGACCAAACCGACTCCTGCGAGGTATGACCAATGGCTTCCACCACTGGACGCCGCAAGTATAGCGAGATTCAGATGAGAAAGACAACATTTAGCGTTTTAGCCTGCTCTGTGAACATCGTCAGTTCAGAAAGCAACCCGCCGATGCAGGCAATAATCACTACATCCAATAATGCGGTTATTTCAACCGTTAAAGATTTGGTGGAAGTCGGCTTCATTACCGTCGAAGAGTTGCTTTCACTGGCAGTTGAGCAGGTAAAAAACTGTGATGCGATTTCATTGAGGCATGTTTTACCACATGCCGTACTTAATGAATTACTAACAGCACATAAATCCATTTCGAAAGAATTGTAAGCGAGGAATGACCAATGCCTTTATTTACTTGTGGTTTCCCACCAAAGAAATCAGCAGCTGCTAATGGGACAATTGCGTTAGCTATCGCAGTCGAAGCAAAAAACGCCAAACTGGCAGAAATGAAAGCAACAATGTTATTGGAAGAATCATTCCCAGATTCCACCAATAACTTTTTCAAACCAAAGATTTGTGCTGACCGCGAAGGATTACCCCGTCCGCCAATTGATACATTTGACGCTGACTGGATGACGTTCAACCAATGGAACGATGAAACCAAAGAGTTCGAACCCATCGTTTTACCTGATGATGAAGAAGAGGAGGAGGAAGAAACTTTCACTACTTCAAAAACGATATTCGAACTGCCTGTCGATGTTCGTGTCGCTTATATACTTATGTACGGAGCAGAGCCGGAGACAGTCGATCAGGAACATTTATCCAACGCGTATGACCTGATCAATGATGATGAAGCGGAACCACGCCTACGCGCCATCGTCGACGCACTGCCCCGCGTCCCTCAAGTTAAATCAATGCTGGTTACCTCAGTTGAAAAGCTGATCGAAGCAATCCAGGCGAAGTCGCCAGCCATGGTCTCGTGGCCGGAAGTGAAAAAATTTGCCGATTCTTGGGTGCACACAGCAAATAGCGACCGGCAACAATCGACCGAGAGCAACATCACCCGAACATACAGCATGCTCGATAACGAAGTTGCCCTAGCTATCATCGGCGTTAACCCAATAAATGCCAAAGCAGCTGATGTTAAGTCAGCAAAAGAGCTGATAGAACAGCGTAATCCTGTTTGGCGTGCATGGAGTATGTCACTACGGATCATCGTAGGTATTCTGGATGTTGATCGGGAACTTATTTATGACCTTCTCAGCGCTGGTTTAGCACATCCAGATTTCGCAACGAGGACTGAGTTGCGGACAAAGTTTATTCAAGAATGCCTAACTAAACACTGTGGGATGACGTTTGACAACGCAAACCAACCAGTAAATACCGAGGGAAGCCAAGCAGCAGAAGCAACGCAAACAACCGCCTCAAATGATGGTGAAAAAACGGAAGTGCACAATCTGGGTGGAGGTAAGTTCAGCATAGATGGATTGGTGGGCGCGGCTCAAGAACCAAAGGCTGCAACAAAAACACTTGGAAGCGAGAAAAAACCACCAATTTCTGCAACAGAACAGCCAAAAACCGCACCAAAACCGGCAGATCCGTTACCAGTTGATACAGATACCGTACCAGCGGACGATTTCGAAACCCGCGCCGCAGTCTTGGAACGAGAACTTGCCGCCAAAGAAGGTGATGCAGCTAAAAACCTCGACATCTGGAAGCGCGTCCAAAGAACTGACCCCGCACGAACCAAAAAGAAGGAAACAAAGGATAATAGCGGCAAAGTTATCCGCACTGTGACGAGCATTCGCCCAACATATCAATATATGCGAGCCACTGAAATTTTTGGTCCATTTGGTATTGGCTGGGGTGTGGACGTTCTGGAAGAACGGTTTGATCCCGGAATTCCACTCATGGAGGCCGTTGTTGATAGTGCTGGTCGTGAAACTGGCAAGAAAGTCATGCGTGATGGCGACGGTAAGATCCTGACGTCACTCAACCACACAATGAAAATCATGCTTTGGTACGTCCATAACGGTGCTCGTGGGGAGATCATCGCCTATGGCCATACCAAATACCTCTATGCCAGCAGGTTCGGCCTGAGTGTTGACGAAGAGCCAAGTAAAAAAAGTCTCACCGATGCCACAACCAAAGCACTTTCATCACTCGGCTTTAGCGCTGACGTTTATTTGGGGATGTTCGATGACACCGAGTATTCACAAGATAACGCTTATGAACACAGTATTAAAAATGCCAGTGATAAGGCGGAAGACTCGGTTCGACTTCGTAAAGAGTTGGATGAAAGGTTCAAGGCTAATACCGAAACAATGCGCAGCGCTATCAGCAGCAGCGAGGTAACCAAAATAAGTTCTTCCCTAACACGTGTTATTGGCACCCACATTAAGAGCGCCAAAGCCATCGGCGATACAGGACATGCTAAATATCTCGAAAGCCGCCTGACACGTTTGGAAGAAATTAAAGCGGAATGCCTGGCTAAATTTCAAGAGGAGAAAGAAGCATGAGCGCCAGAACAATAGATTTAGCATTTGAGATGAAAAAGCTGCAGGCGTTAGCCGAAGACGGCGAACTTACCCCAGAAATGATCAAAGACACCCTCGAAGGGCTTGAGGGAATGATCGGTGACAAACTGGACGCAACAATAGCTGTTGTGCGCGGCTTTGAGGGGCAGGCCAACGTCTGCGATGCAGAATCAAAACGCCTCGCAGCTCGTAAAAAGAGTTGGGATAATCAGGCTGCCTTGCTTAAAAAATACATCCTTGAATGTCTGCTCACCTCCGGTTCTGACACGATTAAAACGGATCTGAATACCTTTACTGCACGTAAAGGCTCTCAATCGTTGGTTATCGATGACGAGGAGCTGTTGCCGGATGAGTTCGTTGAATCATTCACTGAAGTGGTTAATAAGGTGAAGAAAGATGAACTTAAAAAGGCAATCCTGGCCGGTACTGAAATTAAAGGCGCGCACCTTGAAACTGGCCCACGAGCTTTGCAAGTGCGATGAAAAAAGCCATCTATTGCCGTCTGCGAACAGTCCGAGGTGAAAAAGTTTTGCGCAACCTGCGTGACTGCGGCCAGCTCTATTACATATCAGCACTCAGTGGGAAGAGAGTCAGAGTGGGCTCTGCCGGTAATGGCAAAATGAAAAAAATGCTTATACAAGGGCGGCTTTTTTTACGCGTCTAGAATTGATTTTAAAAAGTCAAAACAGTACCGACCAGCGCGCTACTCTGCTGGTCGGTCATATCGCTTCGAGGTATGACCAATGGCACGTACTCAGTTATTAATGGACTGGGCTAAAGAGGAGTTCGGCGAAGACGATTGCCCTAGTTATACAACCATTCTTTCTTATGCAAAGAACAACATGATTGAACCACCGGCGAAGAAAGCCGGTCGTTATTGGCGCGTTGACAAAGGGGCCAGGTATATCGGTCTTTCATGTAAACCTGTGACAAAGAAAAACGACGATCCCCGCTTGTTGAGGATTTTAAATGATGGGCAGGCCTCGTAAATTTGCATTGAACATTCCAGGACTTTATTGCAGCACTGACAAGCGAACTCAGCGCATATATTGGAAATATAAGCACCCCCTTACCGGTGCAGTCCATGGTTTAGGGACTAATGCCGAAGAAGCAAAAGCGATAGCAATCGAAGCTAATAACAGATTATCAGAACAGCAACTGCGAAACACACTGGCCGTGCGGGACAAACTGAGCCGTGCTGTTGGCGGGAGCATCAGCGTTTCAACATGGCTAGATCGTTATCTGGTTATCCAGGAGGAACGCAAAACAGCCAATGAAATTACTGAAAACACCGTTAAACAAAAAATCGCACCAGTTAAAGCGATGCGTAACGCGTTGGCGGCTAAACCGATCCGCGATGTAGATACCCGCGATATTGCGGACATTCTGGATGATTACAAAAAACAGGGGCACTCCAGAATGGCCCAGGTGGTCAGGACAACACTGATCGATGTTTTCAAAGAAGCGCAACATGCCGGCGAAGTCCCTCCAGGCTACAACCCTGCCGAGGCGACGAAAAACCCACATAACCGTATAGGTCGTGAACGTATGATTTTAGATGAATTCAATACCATGCTTAGCGTGACGCCAGCACCGTTAGAGTACATGAAAAATGCAATGTTACTGGGCCTCGTTACGGCCCAACGACAAGGCGACATCAGCAAAATGCAGTTTTCTGACGTCTGGGACGGGCATCTACACGTTGAACAAATAAAAACCGGGGCTAAGGTCGCGATCCCCCTTTCGCTTCGCTGTGATGCCATTGGCATGACCCTGGAGCAGGTAATCACTCAGTGTCGAGATCATATTGTCAGTCCTTACCTCGTCCACTACACGCACAACACGGCAATGGCCAGGCGTGGGGGCATGGTTAAGCCCAACACTATCAGCACAAGTTTTAAAAAGATTCGTGAGCTATCTGGATTGTCTTGGAGCAAAGGAACTCCGCCCAGCTTTCACGAAATCCGTTCGCTGGCCGAACGCTTATACCGGGAACAAAAAATCAATACTCGGGATTTACTTGGGCATAAAAGCCAGCGTCAAACTGATCGATACAACGATGACCGAGGCAAAGAATGGAGAGTTGTAGGGGCGTAA